AGCAGCTATCGGTGGCTTCCAAGGCGCCTTGGATGGCGTCCCATTGCCGCAGGGAGTTGAGCTTCGCAGTGAGGATGAGTTAATAATCTGGGATCAGTTCACGCGCGCACGCGCACGCGAGGATTGGCGAGATATGGACTTGATTCTTTTGGCTAAGATTGTCCGCATGGAAGCGGATATAAGACGCCATCAGTTGACGTTGGACAAGTCTGGGGTATTGATCCAGAACAAGCGTGGAACCTTTATTCCAAACCCACTGATTTCTGTAATTGACACTTTGGAGAGAAGGCAGCTTGCGGTTATCAGGTCAATGTCTCTCAATCAGCAGCACACTGACCCAAGGACGCTAAACGCTTCTGCAAAAACTATGTCTGAAAACAAAGCGGTCATTGATTATTTATCAGTAGATGATCTAATTGCGATGCCCGAAAGAAGGAATTAGCAATGGACTTTTACAAACACACTGTTTCAACGGTAGCTGCTTCCAATTTGATATTCAAAAATGGAATGGAAAAGCGAAGCGCAAGACGTGCTTCCAAAAAATTACACTGGGCAAAGACGGCTGACAGAGAGGCGGTATGACACGCGGCGAAAGAATAATTGCTTTTATTGAGGCTTTTTGTCCTGTCCCAGAAGGTAAGTTCGTGGGGCAGCCAATTAAGCTGATGGATTTTCAGCGCAAATTCATAAAGGAGATTTACGACAATAAGCACGGAACATCACGGGCTTATTTGAGTGTTGCGCGGAAAAATGGAAAGTCGGCTTTGATTGCTGGGATATTGCTTTCTCATATTGTTGGCCCAGAGGCAAAGCAAAACAGTCAAATAATTAGCGGCGCAAGATCAAGGGATCAAGCGTCACTTGTTTTTAAACTAGCCGAAAAAATGGTTAGATTATCACCTAAATTGAGCAAAATAATAAGGATCGTTCCGTCGCAAAAGTCACTTATCGGTTTGCCGATGAATGTTGAATATAAAGCCATATCTGCGGAAGCTGGCACTGCTCACGGTCTGTCGCCTATTTTGGCGATACTGGATGAGGTTGGTCAGGTTAGAGGGCAGCACGATGCGTTTATTGAGGCAATTGAAACCGCGCAAGGTGCGCACGATGCACCATTATTGATTGCGATCAGCACACAGGCGGCGACTGATGGCGATCTATTTAGCATTTGGTTAGATGATGCCGCGAATGCAAAAGATAAGCGGATTGTCAGTCATGTATATACGGCCCCAGAAGATTGTGAAATCATGGACAGAAAGGCTTGGAAATCAGCGAACCCTGCTCTTGGAGAGTTTAGGTCTCTGAACGACATTCAGGATTTCGCCAAGCAAGCCGAGCGTTTACCTGCAAAAGAAAACAGTTTCAGGTGGCTTTATCTGAACCAAAGAATTGAAGCGACTTCGCCATTTCTCAGCAAGGCTGAATGGGTTGCAAATGATGCGTCACCTGAGATTGATGAAAGAATGCCATGCTATATTGGCTTGGATTTATCCGCGAGCCGAGACTTGACGGCCTTGGTTATGGCATTCCCAGTTGACGGTGAATATCATATTGATGCGAAGTTCTTCTTGCCATCTGATGGGTTGCGTGAAAAGTCAAAGGCCGAGAAAGTGCCTTATGATCTTTGGGCCGACCAAGGCTTTATTGAGCGCATTGATGGGCCAGTTATTGTGCCAGCAATTATTGCCCAACGCGTCGCTGAGATTGCGCAGATGTATGACGTGAAAATGATGGCTTATGACAGATGGCGCATTCACGACTTCCAGAGAGAGCTTGACGCCATTGGCGTGAGCGTCGAAATGACGCCATTTGGACAAGGCTTTAAAGACATGGCTCCTGCTGTTGATAAGTTGGAACGCCTTGTCGCGGAGCGAAAACTTAGACATGGCGGCAATCCTGTGTTAAATATGTGCGCAGCAAATGCTGTGGTTGAGCGTGACCCATCTGGAAACCGCAAACTGACAAAAGCTAAGTCAGTCGGAAAGATTGATGGGTTGGTTGCGCTGGCTATGGCGTTAGGCGTTGTTGGAATTGATGATAATGGGGTCTATTCTTCACCGTGGGACGACCCAAACTTTACGTTAGCAGCACAATGATGTATTGTGCTAATAACTTTACACGCCGAGGTTTAGAATATGGGCATCTTTGATCGCTTCAAAAAGGTAGAGGGTCGCAACTTGGAGAACCCATCTGCGCCTGTTTCTGCACCTGATTTCCTGCAAATTATGGGGTGGGGTGATTATAGCTCTGACGCTGGCGTGACGGTCAATGTAGATACTGCGATGGGCGTTCCTGCGATATGGTCGGCGGTCAACTTCTTGGCAGGTACTTTGGCAGGGCTTCCGCTGAATGTTTATCGCAAGACGCAAGATGGTCGAGTGAAGGTCACTAACGGGATTTCCAACATTTTGCACGGCGCGGTAAATGATGGCATGTCATCATTCGAGTGGCGCAAATACGCATTTGAGCAGGTGTTCACTGGCGGTCGTTCTGTGACTTACATTGAGCGTGGCAATAATGGTCAAGTGATAAATCTATATCCAATCGATCCGACACATGTTCGCGTTGAGCGAATGAACGACGGACGCAAAGTCTACAAGGTTGGCAGCAAGTCATATGAGGCCAATGAAGTCATTGATATTCCGTTTATGCTGAAGGCAAATCAGCTTGACGTTCGCGGCCCGATTGCGACAAACCGTGATGCGATTGGTATGGCGATTGCTGCGTCAAGATATGGGTCAAAGGCATTTCAATCTGGCGGCATCCCACCTGCGGTTATGCAAGGGCCATTCCAATCAGGCGCAGCCGCAACACGCGCGTCTGATGATGTGGCGAACACGATGGCAAAACTTGCGCGTGAAGGTCGCCCAGTGATGGCGTTGCCATTAGGACACGAACTCAAGTCGATTGGCTTCAACCCAGAGCAAATGCAGTTGATTGAGTTGCAGCGTTTCTCGATTGAACAGGTTGCTCGCATTTATTCCCTGCCGCCAGTATTTTTGCAGGATTTAACGCACGGGACATTCAGCAACACTGAGCAGCAAGATTTGCACTTCGTCAAGCACACCATCAAGCGTTGGATTGAACAAGCGGAAGCTGAAATGAACTTGAAGCTATTTGGGCGCAATTCGACTAGATATGTTGAGTTCAATGTTGACGGATTGCTTCGCGGCGACTTCAAGACACGAATGGAGGCGCACGCAACATCCATCCAAAGCGGCATTCGCACTCCGAATGAGGTTCGCGATATTGAAAATATGTCGCCGCTTGAGGCTGGTGATGACTTGATGATCCAAGGTGCAACCGTTCCAATTCGGACGCAATCTGGGGAATTTAATGCCAACACCGACTAAGGAAATGGCAGCCGAGGCCCAGAAGGGCTTGGATTGGCGTAAAGAATATGGTCGCGGCGGCACTGAGGTCGGTGTTGCGCGAGCGAGGGATATTTCAAACAGGCGTGATTTGTCTATGGACACTGTGCGCAGAATGAAAAGTTACTTTGCGCGGCATGAGGTCGATAAAGAGGCGCAGGGCTTCTATCAGGGCCAAGATGGTTTCCCTAGCGCTGGGCGTATAGCGTGGCAGCTTTGGGGTGGCGATGCAGGTCGAGATTGGACTGACATGGTGCTAGAAACTGAAGATAACGAGCGTATGGACGACATGCGCAATGGTGTGATATTATCACCACAAATGGAGGCTGTTGATATGTCACAAAAAGAAGTTCGTGCATTGCACAAGAGCGTTGAAATCCGAGAGGATGATCAGGGCGAAGTTCGCGTTTCTGGGTACGCTGCCGTGTTTGGCGAGGAGACAAACATTGGCGGCATGTTTACCGAGGAAATCCAACGCGGCGCATTTGTGGACGCAATCGGGCGTGACGATGTTGTATTCTTAATCAACCATGATGGATTGCCTCTTGCTCGTACTAGATCAGGAACCTTGACGCTCCGTGAAGATGATCATGGTTTGTATATGGAGGCTATGCTTGACCCGTCTGACCCAGATGTGCGCAGCATTTTGCCGAAGATGAAACGCGGCGATTTGGACAAAATGTCGTTTGCGTTCATCCCGACACGTCAAGAGTGGGATGATAGCTCCGAGACGCCAAAGCGTATGATCCAAGAAGCACAGCTTTTTGATGTTTCAATCGTTACTACGCCAGCCTATAGCGGCACAGAAATCGGATTGCGTTCATTGGAGCAGTTCCGCGAAGCAAACCAGAAATCTCAAGCGCAACGTCGAATTCGCATGAAGTCGCGCTTGCAGAAATGACGGCGGCTCCCGTTGTCAATGCCTTGTAACGTGCCTTGGGCAAGCACAAACTTAAAGGAGGCCGAACATGGCTGATATTAAAGACCTACGGGAGAAAATGGCGAAAATTGCCACTGAAGCCCGTTCAAAATTGTCTGAAGTGAACGACAACACACCAGAAGATCGTGCGGCAGAAATCGAGCGTGAATTTGACGCGATGATGATCGACCACGACAAACTTTCTGAGCGTGCGGCCCGTTTGGAAAAGGCTGAAAAAGCATTGCGTGCAGCAGAAGCTCCTGCTGACATCAGCAAGCGCCCAGAGTTTGAACATCGTTCAGCTCCAGCAATCGACGCAGGTGAAGTTGTTGATTACCGTCACGCATTCTATGAAATGGTTGCTAACGGTGGCGTTGACGGCTTGGACAACGAAGTTCGCAAAGTTCTTCGTCAATCTGAAGTTCGCGCTCAAACTGCTGGCACAACAACTGCTGGTGGCTACACTGTACCAACTGAGCTTGCATCTTTCATTGAGAAATCAATGCTTGCATCTGGCCCAATGTACGGCAACGAGCTTTTCACCGTCATCAACACAACTGGTGGCAACACGTTCAACATCCCGACAGTAGACGACACAGCGGTAACTGCTGGTGCGCACACTGAAGGCGGAGCGGTTACTGACGATGGCGGCAAAGACGTCACATTCGGTCAGAAATCATTGGGTGCATTCGCGTTCAATTCCGAGTGGGTTCGTTGGTCTGCTGAATTGAATGTTGATAGCGTCTTGAACATGGAAAGCCTATTGGGTGAGCTACTTGGCGAGCGTCTAGGGCGCATTGCTAACAGCAAGCTGACAACAGGTTCAGGTTCTTCTGACGTTGAAGGCATTGTCACAAACTCTGCGGCTGGCAAAACAGCAGCGGCGACAAATGCTGTAACAGCGGATGAAATCATTGACTTGATCCATTCTGTTGACCCAGCATACCGTTCAGCTCCAAACACAGCCATCATGATGGACGACACTACACTTGCAGCAGTCCGCAAGTTGAAAGACGGCAACGGCAACTACCTATGGCAAATGGGTAACTACCAAGCTGGCGTTCCACAGTCACTTTTGGGCTACAACGTAGTTGTAAACCAAGACATGGCTGGCATCGGCGACGGCGCAGCATCCAAAGTGATGGTGTTCGGCGACATGTCAAAGTTCTATGTCCGCAAAGTAGGCGCACCAAGCCTATATGTTGCGCGTGAGCGTTTCGCACCTGATTTCGGCATCTTGGGTTACATCCGTTTCGACGGTGTTCTTACAAACACAGCCGCAATCAAGCACTTGGCACTAGCTGCATCATAATGAAAAGGGTGGGGCTTAACGGCCCCACCTTCCAATTTGGAGATTGAAAATGCCAAAGATTAGATTACTCACTTCAATGGCTGGAATTGATTTTTCGCACAATCGCGGCGACATTGTTGACGCAAATGATGCGGAAGCGAAACGATTTATTGAGGCTGGTATTGCTGAATTGGTGGAAGCGCCAAAGGTAGAAAAAGCCGTCAAGAAAACAGCGACACGCAAAGCCGTGAAGGAATAAACAAATGCCGCAGCCATTGATGTGCGTTCATTCTCTTGTTCTAATCGACGCCCCTGCGACGACACCGATCACTTTGGCTGAGGCTAAAGCTCAGATGCGTGTGGAACACACAGATGATGACACGCTAATTACAAGACTTATCAAGGTGGCTGTGGCTTATACGGACGTCAAAGGCGTTCTTGGTCAGGCTATGATTACCCAGAAATGGGGTCAGTGGATCGGCGCAAACCCTGCGCAAGAAGTCAAATTGATCCTAAGTCCCATGCAGTCTGTCACTGCTGTGAAGTATTATGACGCTGATGGTGTCTTGCAGGATGATGACGTCAACAATTACAATGTTTTTGGCACTGAGACATATTCTGTAATATCTCCAAAGTCTGGCTTTTCTTGGCCTACAACGCAACAGCGTGGAGATGCGATCCGTATTGATTATGAAATAGGATATGGCGACGCAACAACTGACGTGCCAGAGACTATACGACATGCCTTAATGCTCTTGGTTTCTCATTGGTATGAGAACAGAGAGCAGTCACAAATGGACGCGCTAAACGACATTCCGTTTGGCTTTATGGAATTGATGAATATTCACAGGGCGTGCTTCTATGGCTAAGGCTGGTTTACTTCGTGATCGTGTGACGTTTGAGCGGCTTGCAGAAGGCTCTGTTGATGATTACGGCAATGTTTATACTGGATGGGAAAACTTGGCTTCAAGGTCTGCTGACTTGCGCGAGCGCACAGGTAAGGAGGCAATTACTGGCGGTGCATTGCAAGATAAATCTATGGCAACTATGCGCGTCAGATCGGATAGCACAACAGAAACCGTCACAGCGGCGGATCGTGTTATTGCGCGTGGATACACTTGGGCCATAAAGAACGTAATTCAGGTTGATGCAAAAGATACCATGATTGAATTCTTGCTTGAGCGTGGGGTGGCTGCATGAAAGTAACGGGCCACAAAAAGCTGATAAAACAGCTCAAAGATATTCCGAAAGAGACGCATGAAGCTTTGGTGAAGTCTATTCAGCGAACAGTTAAGTCTGGCGCAAGCAAGGCTCGGTCTATTGTCCCTGTTGTTGACGGTGATCTTAAAGATGGGATCGGCTACAATGTTGACATAAGGGAGGGTGAAATATTCGGCTTCATCAACTTTTATGATGGCGACAAGGAAGATGGCCTTGTTGCAAATGTTGTAAACTATGGATGGGGCAACTTAGAATTTGGTTATCAATTCCGTGATACTGTCAAGATAGGTATCGCAGACCGACACAAACGCGCAGTTCGTCGCAACATAAACAAAGCGATAAAGGATGCTGTGAATGGCTGACAATTTTGCACTGGCAACACAAAAGGGCATCCGTGCGGCATTGGTTGCAAATTCGGGCGTGACTGATCTTGTGTCAAGTCGCATTTATGACGAACCTCCGCAGGACGTGACCTTTCCATATGTTCGTTTCAATACAATCGCTCCAAACGCATTTGACACAGATACAGCCGAAGGCGCTTTGGTTGATATTAGCCTTGAAGCACATTCTCAAAGTGCATCAGGACGTGTTGAGGCTGTTGGAATTGCGGAAGCTGTAAAGCAAGCATTGCATCGCAATGAAGCGTCTGTAACGGTGGCAGGATATACACTGGTCGAATTGATTTTTGAAACAATTTCTGTCACAAGAGATAATGATGGTCGAGGATATACGGCTGTTGTTTCACTTCAAGCTATGCTTGATACCGCCTGAAATCCTGCGCTCTGGGCAAGCGCAAACTTAAAGGAGGCCGAACATGGCTAAACAACTTGGACGCGCCCTGCTGGTCAAAATCGGCGATGGCGAAGTATCTGAAACATTCAGCAACCTTTGTGGGCTTAACTCAAAATCGCTGACAATCAATAACAGCTCAATCGACGTGACAACACCAGATTGCACAACACCAGAAGGCGCTCTATGGACAGAAACGCTTTCAGGATTGAAAAATGTTGGCGTATCAGGCGACGGTTACTTTGAGGACAGCACCTCAGAAGCACGCATGAACACCGTGGCTATGTCTGCCGACAGTTCATGCAACTTTCAGGTTGTCGTTCCTGACTTTGGAACATACGCAGGTTCATTCCGCATTTCTTCACTTGAGTTTGGTGGTGAGACAGAAGGTGGCGTGACTTACAGCTTGTCACTTGAAAGCACTGGCGCTGTAACATTTACGGCGGCCTAACATGACAATCGCGGCTGAAGCTCCGCGTGGTGGTGTCGCTGAATATCTCGGCGGCACTTCTTACGTTTTCAAATTGCGCAACCGTGAGATTGAGCGATTTGAAGATAAACACCGAGGAATATTTGATCTTTGGGAAGGTTTCTTCGAGAGAGGAAGTAAGCCGACAAGCCGTGAGGTCAGAGACATATTGGCTCTTGGATTAGTCGGCGGTGGGATGAAAGATCACGATGCCGATGATATAATTTCAAAGGCAAACCCAGACGATCTTTTGCGCATGTATCAGATAGCTCAGGCGGTGATCGGCATTGCCTTCATGCCAGACATTGGTGATGAGCCAGATTTAAAAAAAAAGACAGAGGACCAAGCACAGGACGATTAAGCGTCAGACAAATGATTAAGAGCGGAATAGTTGCAGGGTTAAAACCTGAAGAAATCCGTGATATGATCCCAAAAGACACTTGGTTGGTTTTCCAAGGTTGGTCGGATGCTCACTCACCGAAGAAGGCAGGATCGGAGGCGATGAGTAAAGACCAATACCGTGAACTCGTGGAGAGAATAGATGGCAATTAACGCAGAACAGCTAAACATCATCCTTGCTGCGCGTGACGAAAAGTTCACGAAGGCAATGGATCGAAGCCAACGTCGCGTTGAGATGTTTGCTCGGAAATCCAACCAGAGTTTAAGCAAAACTAGCAAGTCGTTCGATATGGTTGGTGCGGCGGCAATGCGACTTGGCGGTGTTATTTCAGTTGGTGCTTTGGCGACTGGGATGACCCGTGCGATAGACAACGCAACACGAATGGCTATTGAGATTGACAATTTATCGCGTGTCGCTGGGGTCTCTACTGAGAGGTTTCAAGAGCTTGCGTATGCGTCAAAAAAGGTTGGCGTTGATCAAGGTAAACTTTCAGACATACTGAAAGACACCAATGATAAGTTTGGTGATTACATAGCTACTGGCGCAGGGCCGTTGGCAGACTTTTTCGACAACATCGCCCCGAAGGTCAACTTGACCAAACAGGCATTCATTGGCCTAAGCTCAGAACAGGCTTTAGGAAAATATGTAAAAGCCCTTCAAGACGCTGGCGTAAATCAGCAAGAGATGACCTTCTACATGGAGGCGCTCGCATCTGACGCTACAGCAATAGCTCCACTATTCTACAACAACAGCGCAGCCTTGGGAAAATTTGCGCAAGCGGCGAGAGATACTGGTGTTGTTATTGATCAAGACCTTATTGAAAAGTCGGTAGAACTACGACGTCAGTGGGATGAGATTATTGATGGCATGACCACAAAATTTCAAACATTTGCAATGACCGTCGCGGTTGGCATAAACAACATCTTTGCAGCCAATGACATCGCAATGTTGAGCGACCTTGAAAGCAAATTAGAGGATTTGCAGAGCAAGCGTGAAGAGATAAACAAGAGCTCGGCTTCTATTATAGGCGAAAGCAAGATTGGCGATTTGAACTTACTTGATCAGGGACTTCTTAGGATTCAGAAGTCTCGACTTGAAAGCATTTCTTCAGAAATTGAGACTGTAACGTTTGCCATTCAAGATTTGAAAGACAATACTGACCCCATAATTTTGGATGAAATTATTATTGACGGAGATAACGGCGGAAGCGGTACAACTTCGGCAAAAATTGATAAGGCAGCCAAAAGCGTCAAGAAGTTAAAAGAGGAAATCACAAAATTAGATGAGGTTATGCCGTCTATAGAGAGTGCAATGGAACGTGCGTTCATGTCTATGGCTGATGGGACTTCATCTGTAAAAGACGCATTCAGAAGCATGGCTGCTGACATCATCAAGCAACTTTACCGCGTCTACGTTGTTCAGAACCTTGTTAGCTCAATCTTGGGGCCACTATCTGGCCCAAGCACGGGGACTGGTGGTTTGCCGTTTGGCAAAGCATCAGGAGGCCCAGTTCAAGCGGGTCAACCATATACCGTTGGCGAGCATGGGCGCGAGCTATTTGTTCCACAGACGGCAGGTCGCATTCTTTCTGTCCCTCAAACCAAGGCTGCCATGTCTGGCGGTGGCGGCGGCGTTACGGTCGTGCAGAACATCAACATATCCACAGGCGTACAGCAAACCGTACGTGCTGAAATTAAAACGCTGATGCCGCAAATTGCTGACGCGGCTAAATCTGCTGTTGTCGATGCCAAGCGTCGTGGCGGCTCATACGGAAGGGCAATGGCATAATGGCGATCAACTATCCTCTCTCTCTGCCTGACAGCACATCCATTCGAGGGATTGAGCTTCGCACCATCAACGCTGTGGCATATAGCCGATCACCATTCACGTTCTCTGGTCAGGTTCATGCTTACGCAGGTCAGATGTGGCAAGCTGACGTGACGCTAAAACCGATGAAGCGATCCGATGCCGAGCAATGGATTTCTTGGTTGGTGTCTCTCAAAGGACAGCTTGGCACGTTCTACCTTGGTGATCCATTGGGATGCACACCGCGCGGCTCTGCGCGTGATGCCGACACAATCACTGTCAACGGTCAGACGACTAGCGGCAGCACGATCAACATTCAATCAGCGCCACTGAACCAGACAGACTATCTGAAGGCAGGTGATTATCTCCAGATCGGCTCTGGCCTATCACGTCAGCTATTCAAGGTGCTGACAGATGCCGACACGGACGGCTCAGGGAGGGCTACAGTTGACGTTTGGCCCAATGTGCGCACAACTATTGCAGACAACGCTACCGTCACTGTACAGTCCACAAAAGGGTTATTCAGATTGGCGAGCAACGAACAAGCATGGTCAATCAATGAAGCCAGCATTTATGGCGTTACGTTTGGCGCAATGGAGGCACTATGAGCCGCACAGTCCCATCATCATTACTCACGGCACTTGGGCAGCCAGAGGTTGAGCTTTTTTATGCTGTTGAGTTTAACTTCGACAGTGGCCCAGTTCGCTTCTGGACTGGCTTTGGAGAAAAGATCATCGGCGTTGATACATATGTTGGAACGGGTAACTTGCTTGCCATTGACGGCATTGATGAGGTAAGCGATCTGTCTGCCAAGAGTATGAACCTATCGCTATCTGGTGTTCCGAGTAGCTTGGTCTCTTTGGCGCTTCAGGAGCCATATCAGCGCCGCACATGTAAGGTTTACATTGGGTCTGGTGGTAACGTCATTGAAATATTCAGCGGCTTGATGAATACGATGGTTATTGAGGATAGTGGCGAGACCAGTGTAATCAGCTTAACCGTTGAGAGTAAATTGATTGGGCTGGAGCGATCATCAAATTGGCGCTATACAGCAGAAAGCCACAAGCAGCGTCACTCAGGCGACAGCTTTTTTGATTTTGTGGCAGGATTGCAGGATGTTTCTATCGTATGGGGCAAAGAGAGCAACTAAACGCCTACCTGAAGGCAGTCAGGCACAAACCCTTTGTCTGGGGTCAACATGATTGCCTGATATTCACTAACGATGCCTTCCGCGCCATGTATGGCGACGGGTGGGCTGATGATTGGCTTGGGCGATATATGGTAGATGGCAGGGTTATGCGCCGTCGTGAATTGATAGCCGAGTTCAAGAGCAGCAACTTCACCAAGGCCTTAGATGAAAAGCTGACAAGGATCGACCATGTGCCACCTTTGGGATCACTTGTGACAACCAAACAGGCGCAGCGATGGATTACAGGTGTAGCGATGGGAATTTGCACAGGAAGCAAAGCCGTTTTCTTATCGAAAGAAGGTGTGCTATATTTGCCCCTAGATGCCATAGAACAAGCGTGGATTAGAGCATGAAATACCGACTGGGCGATTTTACAGTAAAGAATTGGAACAGTTGGGATAGCGTGCCGCGAATGCCGCAAGCGGTCGCTGCTGGCATCACTGGATTTGCCTCATATGGCGCTGCCGCTGCTGCTGGGTCTGCATTGGCTTATGCCGCGGTTTATGTCGGCGCGAGCATTGCGATAGGCGCGGTCACATCATGGGCAGTCAATGCTCTCATGCCACAGCCTGATGTCTCAACATCAAACTCTAGTGGGCTACAGGTCAACACACGTGAGCCAGCCGCAGCCGCGCAATTTGTTTATGGTGAAGTGCGCAAAGGCGGCATTATCACTTATTACGAAAGCACTGGGACTGATAATGAATGGCTGCATCAAATCATCGTTCTTGCTGTGCATGAAGTGAACGCTATCGGTGACATTTACATCAATGATAAGGTAGCCACATTCAGTGGGAACACAGTAACCACGGCTGAAGACCCTGATCCTGATAGTAGCGCTTCTGATAACTGGGACAGCAAAATTTACATTCGCAAGTTCACAGGTGCATCAGGTCAAAACATCAAATACACATTGGACGCAGCGCTGACCAACCATCCGACATTAGCGTCCAATTTCCGTGGCGACGGCATCGCCTGTCTTTATGTGCGTTATCGCTACGATGCAGATGTGTTTGCAAACGGCTTGCCGCTTATAACTGCTGTTGTGCAGGGTAAGAAAGTCTACGACCCTCGCTCCGACACGATTTCATATAGCAATAACTCCGCACTATGCATTCGTGACTTCCTAACATCCGATTACGGAATGAACGAAGCCGAAAGCAACATAGATGACACGATGTTTTCCGCTGCTGCGAATGAGTGTGACGAAAGTATAAATCTCGGCACCGATCCAATCACAACAGAGAATCGTTACACAACAAACGGCGTGATCTCATCTGCGACACCACGAGGTCAGGTATTTCAAGAGCTTGTTACGTCATGTGCCGGCACGTTGTTCTGGGGTATGGGGTCTTGGAAGCTAAAGGTTGGTGCATATTCTGCGTCTGTCAAATCGCTCGGCCTTGATGACTTGCGTGGGCCGATCAATCTGTCGACGCGGGTTTCGATGGCTGACAACTTCAACACAGTTCGCGGCACGTTTAATGACGCTGAAAATGGTTGGACCACGGCTGATTACCCAGAGCAATCCGCTGCTGTCTATATAGCCGAAGATGGCGGCGAGACAGTGCCTCTTGATCTTGAATTGCCATTCACCACTTCAGGGGCAACAGCGCAGCGCCTAGCCAAATTAACGCTAAACCGCAGCCGTGAACAGATGACATTTTCGGCTGATTTTGGGCTTTCCGCGTTTGATGTTGAAGTT